GCCAATAGCTTTACCATCTCTCTTTGGAATGTATGTTCTAGCCTCAGAGCCTTCCATAGGAAAGCCCTCCTCTTGTATTATAAACTGATATAAAGCATCGTTATTAGTCATCATCTATCCTTTCACGCTAGTTCTTGAAATACTTTATCGTACTTAACGGCTAGATAACCAGACGGCATAGTTACTACGTTCTCTGGCATAATCTCTTCTACTTCTTGTGCCATGAATCCTGAACGCATACTGTTACTTAACCCTTTCTCTTCTGCTTCTTCAGTCCAATCCCAAGAGTAAATACCAAGACCGTTGTCTAATCTACCTAGCTCTTTGATGTTGGTTTTAAGGCGTATATCTGATGTTTTTGGTTTATTCAGACCCAATGCCGCCCCTAAGAGGTTACCACCTACAGAACCACCTGTAGCCGCACCTGCTACCGTACTTGCCATAGGCATTCCTGCTAATGTCAAGCCTACACCTAATAATGTACTAAACGGATCAGACTCAGGGGCTGTCTCTACAGTTGAACTAGAAGCACTAGATTCTCCTGATTGATACTGCTCTCTACCTAGAGGGTTTGAACCTAAGAAGTCATAGAACTGTGCAAGGTTAGCCATCTCAGCCATACGTGGAGCATCATACTGTTGTATCTGATCCATCAACTCTTCTTGACTTCTTGCCGTCCTGTCCTGACCTATAGCAGACATAAGACCACCGCCTCTTTCAAGCTGACTAGAGAAAGCAGGAAGCTGACTTAACGCTCCCATTGCTGTTTGATAACCTAGCCCTCTGTCTTGTAGTCCTAAACCTATATCTGCTTGTGATAGCTGTCTATCTCTCTGTGCCAACTGACGTTGCTTTAAGTCTAGGTTCTGCTGTGCTAGTGCCGCATCTGATATTGACTTCTGCGTAGCTCTGTTAATCTCACCACCAAGTAAGCCTAAACCTTCACCAGTTTCACTGCCACCATACTGACCTGCCGCTGTACCTTTCTGAAACAACGGAACAGAACCTCTTTGGAATGCAACATTAGACTCATCTAATATACTTGCTAGTTGGTCTTTGAATGTCTTGTTAGTAGATAAGTCAGCAGTAGAACCTTCAAAGGCTCTAGAAGTATCATACGTTTGAGAAGCATCTGCCGCGCCTAGTAAGTTACCAAGACCTGCCTGACCCATACCAAGCAAGCCAGACACAGCACCATCTTCGCTATATAGATCAAGTATAGCTTGCTCACCCTGACCTACCATCGCATCTTGGTCTGCTAGTCTAGTACCTTGATAGATACCTTCAGTGCCTTGATTATATAGATTGTACGCATCCATCAAGCCACCAACAGACATACCGCGTAGCTCTTCTCCTAGCTGTACCTGTTGACTTGAAGTAGTGCTTTCTTCAGTTTCAGTTGTAGTTTGACCGCCACCTTTACTCATTTAAAACTCCTTAACCATATATATTATGTCGGAAGAATAATCTGGAATTAGTTTAGTCCAACCTTTTCTTCCAAATATTTCAACACCATCTAGTCCTTTTTCTTTTGCCCAATCTTCAACAGTTTCCATATAAAGATCGACCCATTCTGTAATATCTTTACCACCACATAGATGTATCAATAACCTTTCTTTAACAGGATATGAAACATGCTTAGTAACTACAGCCCCTAGTATCTCTTCATCTCTGTAGATCAACCACAACTGGCTGTGTCCTTTCTGTATACTTTCTAACACTGTTTTCAAAGTAACTTCAGGGGCTTTGTCAATTACTTTAAGAAGGTATTCAATGATTACGTTCTGATTCTTTTCTATTTCTGCAACGTCTTTTACTAAGCTTACTCTATACACCGTAGCACCTTACGTTTAAGGTTATTGAAGTTACACCTACAGTAATTGGTGAAGGATGGTAACTATTATCGTAAGGGTCTCTTAAGTTTATCTTAATAGATTTACTGGGATTTGTTACAGTGCCTCCTTTTACTATATGAGCTGAAAGAGCGGCAGGGCTGGAATGCTCAATTGCCTCATATACTCCACCTAGTCCTACTTCATAGTTAGATTTTATATCATACTCATTCACCCTCGGAGTAGCCTCATAATCAAGAGTTGCTACATACGTACATGGTTTAAGTATGTGTATAGTACTAGAAGAAACATCATAGGTTATAAGGCTACTATCAGTAGTATTGCCCGAAACCGCCCACTGAGGTTGTACGTTACTTTGATACCCTCCCTGAGCAATTCTAACGTAAGGCCTAGCTTGATCCAACCTACGAGTAGTTCTTCCTAAGTTTAAAGTTAAACTAGCTTCTCCCAAGCAACCTGATACTTCTTCTTTTTCTTCTGTTGCATTGCTTATCTTTTGCAACTCGTTTTGCAAATATAAAGGAATAGATTCTACATCTTGCGGAGGAGGTAGAGGTATATACTTACTCATTGTCTTCCCTCATAGCTATACTCAACAGAGTATCCAGTTAATGCCCAGATGTTATCAGTCTTTGACTCCATCTTAATTCCAATGTATCTACCGCTTTCTCTAAAGGTAGCTTTGTAGTCTTCACCTATTACAAACTCTTGAGGTTGTGACCATGAAATACCACCGCCTTGTCTTTCTTCAGTACCTATGTAGATATTAACTGTACCTTCACCTTCAAAGTGTGGGTAGATGGCGTTAATATACTTATAGCCTTTGTCATCTTCAAAGTCTAAACCAATACGTTCAACAAAAGGTTTGTATACTACGCCATTAATTCTAAGACCTGACTCACCTATAAAGAAACCAGAATCGTTATTAGCATCTCCATGTTTGACATATAATAAGTCATTACGAGAGGGGTTATAAGACTCATCGCCCCAGAACGAACCATCGCCATCCCAAGTACCTGCATCCCAGTCCCAACCTTCGGGTTCACCTACTTCTGTTTTTACATGACCTATACCAATAAATGCTATTCTCTCTATATCGCGTTTAGTCCATGAATCTGACTCATAGTTATAAATAACTACTTTATCTGACTCACCTGTAGGACTATCAACAGAAGGGTAATGAATTAATACTTCTCTGTTCTTAGAATCGTGAACACATTTAACTTTGTCTGTATGGTCTGGATTAATCTGAGAGTACAAAGCCCTACGCATTTGGTTAGTAATGACAGACTTCTTAGCTGTGCCGTCATGAATATAAACATCATCAACACCTACAACAAAATGCTTACCCTCAAACTCTGTTACACAATCCTTAGCTAAGATACCTGAGCCGTCACTAAATACCTTTCTGAAAGAGAATACAAGACTACCACCAATAAACTGCATAGCCCATACAGCATCATTCTTATAAATAAAGAATGTATCGTTCAAAGACTTACCATCTACAATTCTACCTTGAGTATCTGGTAAGATGTTGTATCCTGCCTGTACTGCAGGGTTTCCAGTGTCCCACGAAGCAGGTACGCCTCCTAACGGAGCAGTGTCACTCCATACTACTTTTGTAGGGAAAGAGTCACTAGTGTTGTTGTCATAAATATCTAAAGCAATTAAGAAGTTCTTAAAAGGACGTATAACACCACAACGCTCATTACTAGGCCAAGCTGTTAAATTACTAAAGCTACTGCTAGGATCAGTTAGGAACTGAGGAACGTCTTTAGTATTATTAAATATCAAAGCACCGTTAAACAATGATGCTGTCCATCCATCGCCATAGTCTCCAGTATAGGTAGCATAAGTAGGTGTACTTGCTCCATCATTTCTAGTAACTTTAGTATGAACACCGTCAGAGCCTATACGATGGATGTCTGTATCGTTAGCATAGAACCAATAGTTAGAAATAAAGTCTGTAAAAGGAACTGCAATTATTGGATGACCTACAACTGTTGTATTATTTACAACCACTAAAGGATCGTCAGGTGTACCATCACCGTTTGTATCTACATATTGAGTGGTGTAAACTTCAGAGTAGCCTTGAGCTACATTAGTTCTAGCTTGCCTAAATGTTACGTTATCTCCCTCACTCCACATCTCATTAGGCATAGCATACGGAGACAGATCAAGGTTAATCCCACGAGGTCTTTTTATTTCTATCTTCTTATAAGCCATATTTAGCTAACTCTTTTCCAACGATAAACAACAGTGTAAGGAGGCATGTTATCATGAGCTTGACCGCCACCTGCATTATTAACGCTACCAGTCAGGGTATGACCATGACCCCCTGCAGCACTAATGCTACCATTCAGGGTATGACCATGACCCCCTGCGCTTTCCGTAGTTGCGCTTCGAGGTCTAGCAGGATAGTTGTCATTGTCTGAGTCTCCTGAACCTTTACCTTGACTCATACCTGCACTTGAATTACCTCCCTGACCTACGGATTCTTGATAAGTGTAGTCAGTAAAGGCGTGAGTATGACCACCTGCATCTGCAACAGCAAAAGTATCCTCGTGAGTATGATCACCTACATTTGCAACAGCAAAAGTATCATCGTGGTCGTGCGATGGTATTTGATTTTCTGTTAGCGTAACAGTTTTAGAACCACCAGTCTCATTAACTTGGTCAAAAGCAGTATCGCCAGAGTCTAAACCTACTAGCATCTTACCTGCACCAAAGACACTCCAAGTAGTCCCTGCAAATAACGTGTTAGGATGAGTACCTGATGTTGACTCATAAATACAACCTACAGGATATACAACATTAAAGATGTTATTAATTCCTGCAAGAGCGTTAAGGTTAGAGGTAGTGGCAGTACAGCCATCTAGCTTGTTTAACTCAGTCGCATTCGCAGTGACAGAGCCTGAGCCACTATCGCCAGATATACCACTAAATTGATCTACAATAGCTCTTTTAATATTACGAATGTGGTCATCGCCCTGATTCTTATTATCAGTGCCTGTAGGATTAGTAACGACTAGTTGGTGTAGCCTAGCCGTACCATTATCATTTACATCTTCAAGTGCCATGTTAACCTCTTAGTTATTTTCTATACCTAGCTGTTTTCTTAGCTATCTTTCGTGGTTGTTTGCTGTGTTGCTTACCCTTCTTAGTATCTGCTTTCTTCTTTCGAGAGGTAGCGGCATATTCTTTCTTTGATAAAGCGGCTCTAGCTTTCTTAGGAAGGTAACGCTCACCTGTAGCTTTCTTTCCCTGAGTACTGTTCTTACCTGACTTAGTACCCCACTTCTCCTTTGTCCACTTCTTTAAACTCTTTTGTGTTTTCTTGAGAGGCATTACCGATAACCTCCACCTTTAGCCTTATACTGTTTAGCAAGCATCTGTGCTTTACGCGCAGACCATTGACCTG